AGAAGAAACATCTAAAAACTTTCTAGCATAACCACCACCGGCTCCGGCAATATGATATGACGACCCTTTGCAACCACCACCACCAGCACCTTGAACTTCTACCATAACTTTAGTAACGCCAGTTGGCTTAGTCCAAGTTCCTGATGAAGTAAAGGTTTGTACTGAGGCAATACCGCCAAGACCTCCAACTCCTGAACCATATGAAATAATATCGCCGCTATCCCCAATCTGGAGCGCCGTCCCGGTGGCTGGGCTGATCTTGTTTGTTTTTAATTCGCTACTCATGGTTTAGTCGGCCAAGTAACCGCCTCCACTTCTTCTACAGTTGTTAAACCGTTAGTAATATCTCGCAAATCCTGACGGTAATCCTGCATTGCATCTGACATTGTTACATCTTGCAGTGCGTACCAGTCTGTCTGAGCAAGCCTTCTGTTTCTATCGGAGCGTAGATTAGCAATTGCACGATCAAACGCACCCGCTTGCCATGCCGCTTCCTCTGCTTCTTTTTGTGCGATCTCTTCAGCGGTTAATTCTACGCGCTGACCGTTTACTATTTTGTGCATTTAACTTACTCCGAAACAATAAATTTGACCCGAGAAGGTTCCAGACGAAGCATCGAACTTCAAGGCATTAATGGCGCTGGTTGTATTTGCGTATCCCGCCGAGTGACCAGCAAATGCGCCGGGATTTGTAATTAAAACGGAGAAGCGAGATTGAAAGTGCTTTACTTTGCTTGTGCTTGATGGCGAATACAAATGAAAACAACCAGACGAACTCGCTGAAGCGGTATCACCAGTTGCTTCCACTTCTGCCGTCAAAGTCTGAGGTGATGTTGAATTTGCTAGATCGTATGAAGTGGAATAATCGACACTAGCGGCTGATCCAGATTCAAGGTGAAAAGCGCGAAAAAATGTGCTTGTCTTCGCAATGCCATAGGATGAACCTCCATTGCTAGAAAAATTTACTTGTAGTTTTGCGTTTTCAGTATTGTGGGCCACGGAAACAAAATAAAACACATACTCGTCATACGTCGAATCAATCCCACTGGTAAACTCCACGCTTGACGAACCGGATGCCGTGGCTGAACTGATGAGAGTTAGTTTTCCGCTCATGTTGCCACCAGTCCGTATTGCTTTATAACTGCATCCAGATTTCCGCTTCCCATCTTAAACTGGATCGCATTAATTGCGGTTGTCGTGTTGAAATATCCTGCGTGGTACTGAATCATTGATGTATTACTTGCTTCAACAAGATTAAAAGTAGACATCCAATGTTTGACGTATGTGGTAGAAGCAGGGTTGTAAAAAAATAACTCACCTGCCGCAGATTCATCAGCACCGTTGCCTATCGTTCCAGTCAGCGGGTTGAACGATGTGGACTGAGCAAGATCATTCCCGCCGTCATAACCCATTTCCGCTTGAGCATCTGATTCATCGTGAAGTGCCCGAAATGCTGTGGAAGTAACCGTAACCCCATAAGATGAACCGCCATCAGTCGATGTTTGAAAGGTCAACTTTTGAACATCCGTAGCCGGATTCACATCAATAAACACAAACTTAAATATCTTGTAGCCAGTCAGATCAGTGAACGAGACACTGCTTGCGCCAGATGCTGTGGAGGTGTTGAGTAGTTTCCAGTCGCTCATTTGATACCCCACATTTTTATCGTGCCTTCATCAATATTGCCGGTGTCCATCAAGAACTTGACCGATGCAAGCGCAGAAGTTGTATTGAAATAGCCGCCCAAATAGCCATCAAACGCCGCATTAGTATCTTGTTGTAAGGATGTTCTTGAGTTGTAATGCTTGACGTAAGTTGTGCTTTTAGGATTGAAAAGTGTTAAACACCCATTTGCAGATTCATCGTTGTTGCCCATTCCAAGATCAAAGCCGATAGTAATATTTGAAGTGCTTTGCGCTAAGTCTCTGCCTGTCGTATATCCTAAAGTTGCGGTTGAATCGTTTTGCGTGTGGTAAGCGCGAAAATATGTATTGGTTGTAGTCACTCCATAACTTGCGCCGTCTGTACTTGCTTGAAACATAAAGGCGGCAGTCGTGCTTGGATGAATACCAACAAATTGAAAATTTACCTGTTGATAAGAAGTTGGCAACGTAAACTCTATGGATGAACTGCTGCTTGCTGTCGCAGTAGACAACAGCACGGCTGATCCTGTATCCGCACTTGCTCCGTATAGTGCTACTTTATTTGCGCCTAGTGGCATCTACTTCATATCCGCGCCAGCAAGGAATCCGTACCAGATCGTGCCGCCGTCTACCGTAGTAAACGTAAGCACATCAATTCCCGCTGTAGTAAGAGTTGGCGCAGAACCTCCGGCCCAATCTACCGCTCCGGGCCAGTTCACAGTCTGTGATCCACCGTTAGTTAAGATAATGGTAAACGATCCGCACTTGCCGGATGCCGGGGGATTGCTGAACGTGAAAGTGTTGGCACTTGTGTCTACCGTTGCCGTGACTACATTTCCACTAGCAAGGTTAATGTCTTGTGTTCCACCGCCTGTTGCGCCTATAGCGTTTACTTCTTCACCATACGATTCAATAAGCGTTTGATTTCCCGATTCAGGAGATAGAGTGTTTACATTAATGGTACTCATACTATTACCCAAGTTGATCCGCTAGGAATTGTGACCGTGGCTCCAGAATCGACTGTTATCGGCCCTGCGCTCATGGCGTTTTCACTAGATGTAATTGAATAGGAAGTTGTGACATTCTTTTCATTTTCATAAAATATTTCATCCCCTCCTGCTCCTGCGGCTCCGCCGCCAATGCTTCCCCAAGCCGCACCATAGCCTTCAAAACCGCCTGTCGTGCTGTTGTATCGAATCATTCCCGCCGCTGGTGAACCATCGCGTTGCGCGGTAGTTCCTGACGGAAGTTGACCTGATCCAGTAGCAGAGGTTTTAGCAATAAAACTGCCACTGCTGGCGGCTGTTATTCTTCCCTGTTGATCTACTGTAATAGCAGAAGCAGTGTAACTTCCCGGCGTAACAGCGGTGTCAGCCAGTTTATCAGCGGTGACGGCATCGTCAGCAATGGTCGCTGTTGGAATCTGTTTCCATGCTACACCGTTAGTTGCAGAGGAATCAGCCAACAGGGAATAATCATTAGTGCCAACCGGCAATCTCGTTTCTGAGTCAACCGTGTTGTATACAAGAAGATCACCCTTTGTGGTCAGTCGGTCAGGAGCAAGAACGTCCACCTTCTGCCATTCGTTAGATGCGCTAGAGTATTTAAGATATTGATCGTTAGTCGCGGCGGTTGCGCTAACTGCCTGCCCCTGAATCTTGACTACGCTTACCGCCCCTGCGTTAGTCATAGTAGCGTCACCGGAAAGGGATGCGGCAGTAAATCCTGTGCCGTCACCAATAAGAATCTCTGTGTCTGCTACTGCTTTGTCAGAGGGTACGCCAGAAGAGTTAGCATCTCTAACCTTAACCGTATTAGCCGCCATATCCGCTAATTCAGCGTTGGCTACACCACCATCCTTGATTGTAATTTCGCCAGAGGATGCGGCAAAGTTAGCAGAGTTAAACGATGCTACACCTTTGTTAGAGGTAGAAGCATCCTCACCCGCAATGGTTACTGTAGTTCCTGTGGCTGATGTATCAATGCCCTCACCACCAGTAATCGTAAGAGCCTCAGAGTCGAGGTCAATGTCGATACTGCCACCGTCGGTAGTAACGTCTAGGTCTTGCGCTGTAACCTGTGAGTCTACATACGCTTTGATAGACTGTTGGGTAGCAAGTTTAACATTAGAATCAGATGCCATATCATCTTCATCTTTAATGCCTGTTACCGTTGCCCCGTCTGCGGCAATGTTTACAGAACTAAACTTACCAGTGGATGCTGATGCCGATCCAATGGCTGTACCGTCAATAGAGCCGCCATCAATGTCTACAGTATTAGATGTTACGGGGGATATTGGTAGCGTAATCCACGCATCGTTAGCCTCGTTTCTTATTTTTATAAGGTTATTGGTTGTGTCAAACCATATTAACCCTGCTGAAATTGAGGTAGATGGCGCGGAAGCACTTGTATGAATTGCGTTTACCGCCGCATCAACAGACGGAAACGAATTCTTTAGAACAGATTTGATTAAACGAAGATGATCGTCGCCCTGCGATACATTATCCGTAGCGCCGGGGTTTGTATTTACCAAACTGTTTAAATAGGTTGCGCTTTCTAATCCCATTAGTAATACCCGCTTGTGTTCATTACCCTAAGAGCAGAACCAGAATGTCTATCCTTGTTATCCTGTTCCTGTAGGGTATTAATAGATTGAGTCAATGCCGTAGCCCATAGTTGAACCCTAGCATCATTCATAAGAAAAGGTTCCGCTTCCAGCAGAGTTCCATACAAATAAACATCTGGTGCATTAATGATTACCCAGTTTGTTGGGCTAGAATCACTAAGAGCGTCAAATGTTTTATAGTACAATATACTTGTGGTATATACAGAAGCAGGCGTTGGGCCTAATACAATGTTTTCACCGATAATGGTGTATACCTCTGGCCTGCCAGAATTACTGCCTGCATGAATACGGTTCATAATCTCTGGCGTAACATACTGCAACTGAACAAGTGGATCGCCTGTTAAATGTATATCACGCATTTGAACATAGCCCGTTGGCAATGCTATTGTTTTTGTTCCCGCTACAGTAGAAATAGATGTATCCAAAGTCTCCATAGGGCGAATACGCAAGGAGCGGTTAAACCGCGCTTCACATAGACCAATAAACTCTGGTATTCTGGCGGTCAGATCATCTCTGTCCAACCAGTTAGCCACAGCCGTCTGGAGAGTTGAATACGTATTAATAGCCATTAACTATTCTTGCTCTTAAACCAAACAGAGTTGTTTACAATAGGCTTCTGATCGTTGCCTGAAAATGTAGGTTGATATAACCACATAATTAT